ATAATGCGTCAAGAGAAATGGACAAATTAGATGATTAAGGTGTTTGACTTTAGATGTACAAACGGACACCATTTTGAAGAATTTACGGATTCAAACGTCACAGTCAGTAGGTGCGGTTGTGGCGCTGATGCCGTAAGAGTTCTATCTGCAACGCCATGCGTACTTGATGGTTCGTCGGGAGATTTTCCCGGCAGACATATCAAGTGGGTACGAGAACATGAAAGGGCGGGTAGTCATAAATCTCCATAACCATTAGGCGGGGAAGTTAAATAATGTCACGAGCGAAAGTATTGAACGAGATCCCAGAAGATTACAGCGAGGATGCTGCTAATAATTCTATAGAGGTCGATGTTGAGGCGCAGGTTGCAGACGAAGAAGTTTTTGTTGAGCAAGCTGAACAACCACAACCCGACCCCGTTGAGCCGGATGTGCCAGAGAAGTATCGGAATAAGTCATTGTCAGACATTGTTCAGATGCATCAAGAAGCTGAAAAGCTTTTAGGCAAGCAAAGCTCTGAAGTAGGAGAGTTACGCGGAACCGTTGATAGAATCTTGCAGGGGCAACTCGAAGCTCAGAAAGCACCTGAGACAGTACAAGAGGATGATACTGATTTTTTTGTTGACCCCAAGACTGCGGTAAACAGGGCTATAGAGAATCACCCAAAAATTAGAGAAGCTGAAAGATACAGCGAAGAATATAGGAAAGCATCGGCATTGCAGGAATTACATACTGCACATCCAGATATGCGTAGCATATTGTCCGATCCTAAATTTGTTGAATGGATTGGCGCTTCTGATTTTAGGGCTAAACTTTATAGGCAAGCAGACCAGGGCTATGATTCTGCGGCGGCAAATGAACTGCTAACACTTTGGAAGGAACGCATGTCGGTTGCTTCTCAAACAGAGGTAGTTGAAAAGCAAGCTCGTAAAAATCAAGTCAAAGCTGCAAACACTGGTTCTGCTAGGGGAACGGGTCAAGGACAAAGAAAGAAGGTCTACTCTCGTCAGAGACTTATTAAACTGATGGAAACAGACCCAGATGGCTACACCAAAATACTACCTGATGTATTTTTGGCGTACCAGGAGGGTCGAATAAAACCCTAATAGGAGACAATTATGTCTAGCCAAACTTACCCCGGTACTCCCGGAGGCGGCTCCATTGTCAATAAGGCAGCGGCAGCTACATTTATTCCAGAAATCTGGAGTGACGAAGTTATTGCGGCGTATCAGCGCAATTTGAAGATGTCACCACTCGTCCGAAAGATGTCAATGTCGGGCAAAAAAAGGTGACAAGATTCATGTGCCAAAGCCGATTCGTGGTACTGCATCTGCAAAAGTTGCAGACACCGCAGTAACCATTCAATCAAACACGGAGCAAGAGTTGCAGATTGAAATCAATCGCCACTTTGAGTATTCGCGTTTTATTGAGGACATCGTAGAGACTCAAGCACAGAACAGCTTGCGTCAGTTTATTACCGAAGATGCTGGTTACCAACTAGCCTTGACGGTTGATACTGACCTAATGAACTGCGCCACGGGTTTTGGTGATGGAACTTTAGACCTTGCTGCTCCTACTGGCGCAGACTGGGCTAATAGCAACAGCTACTACTTCAATGCCGCTACTGGCTTGGATCTTTTTGTTGCGGGAACTACTGCAACTGGGGATAACTTCACCGACCTTGGTTTCCGTGAAGCTATTAAGATCCTTGATGACGCTGATGTGCCAATGGAAAACCGCAACCTGGTTATTCCTCCGGCTGCACGATCTACCGTAATGGGGATTGAGCGTTATGTGTCTAGTGACTTCCGTGATGACCGAACTGTTAAGTCTGGTCTGATTGGTAACGTCTACGGTGTTGACATTTACGTTTCTAGTAACTGTCCTACGCTTGAGACTAACGTCCGTGGATGCTTGTTCTTCCACAAAGACGCTATTGTCCACGCAGAGCAAATGAGCGTTCGCTCACAGACTCAATACAAGTTGGATTACTTATCAACTCTGTATACGTCTGACACTTTGTACGGCGTCCAAGTCTATCGACCCGAAGCCGGCCTAATCATGGCTGTGTTTGACGAGTAAGACTCCTAGC